CAGCTTCTTTGGGTATTATCCATTCGCCGCCCTCTAATTCAACGGGCTGTTCACCAGCAACCATGCCAGCGACTCCGCCTCTTTCGTGTGATGGCCCCCTAACTAAGCCGTAGCTAGGAAACCTGCTTTTTTGTTTAGCCATATGGTATGTGGATTAATAGCTTTTATTTAAAAGGTTTATAGACAGGTGTGTGAAGTTACACTCCACAGCATTTAAATATAAGGAGAAGAAAAACAATAAACAAAGGAATAAATAATTATTCTCTAGCTCCTGTTATCCAGTTGTATTTACGCAGATTAGGTAAGAGTTTGTTTTTACGCTTATTATTAGCAAAGCCTTCTTTACTTGTTGCTTGTGACTTAGGCGCTCTAGCAAAGTAGTCTGCATAGTACAAGGCATCCATAATATCATCGTTCCGAGGTTTAGGGTGCTCAAAGAACTCATCGACTATCTCTGTCATCTCTCTTTTAATAAATAACTTTTTAGAATTAACAATAGGGCCTAGTGTTGTTTCGAGCCTATCTTGCTTTTTTATTCTATTTGGAGGCTTAACACCCTTAAATAGTCCCGGCATCAGTCTTTTTTCGTTAGCACTCATACGGGTTACCATATCTCTAACCATTTCTTGTGCCGCTACTGTTTCAATAGTTACTCGACGTACAGGAGAGTATTTTTTTGCATATTCAATAATTTTTGCAGGAACATCAAAGGTTGGTATACGTTCCCTAAAGTAATCTAAGACATATCTGTTTTTATGTGCATCTATACCCATAACCATTATTACTTGAAAGTCTGATGTTGCGGATGCAGTAGCCGCTAGGTCAACACCAATATAAACATTGATTGGTATAGCGTCTGTACCTTCAATAATGTAAGGCATATTGCTTTCTTTTCTAAATACACCATTGTAGTATTGTATTCGGTCTATTTTAAAAGCAGCGTTAGTAATATCACGAGCATCGTTCATATACTCTTGTGCAAACTTATTAACTAGTCCAGCTTCTATAAATTCTCTTTTCTTTGATGCTAATTTTTTTTCAGAAAATTGTGCTTCCCACAAAGGTTTATCATTTTCAACGGCTTTATAAAAGTTTACTATCCAAGGAAACTCACGCTTATCTTCCTGTGCTTTCCTGTATCCGTCGTATGTCATCTGTAAATAAGAATCAAAGTGTACAATTGTACCTGATAACCATATCCACCCTTCATTACCGGGTGTTTCTTCTAATGCTGGATAAACTGTAGATACAATCCATTTTTTAATTTCTGACCTACGCTCTGGTGTCTTGGTGTTTAGTTCTGATTCAAAGTCGTCAAGAACAATACCAGTATAACGTACATCAACCTCGGCACGCCCTCTAAGTCTTTGCGATGTACCTTTTGCTATTACCCTATCACCTTTTGCAGTAACAATATCTTTTTCTGTCCACCTTTTACCTACAGAACCACCATCCATCGTTCCAAAGTAGTATTTAATCATCTTATTGTTCTCAAAATGACTACGTATGTATTTTAAATGGTCTATTGCCTGACCTTGTTCTTCTGATACCCACGCTACAAAGTGTTGTTGGTCTGTTTTAGAAAAACAAAGCTTGTGCATAATAGCAGCTTTAGAAATAACAGACTTACCGTGACCCCTAGGTATAATATTGCATATTCTAGCACCGGGTTTAGTCGTAATCATTTGTTTAGCTATTTCATAGTGAAACGGTGCTGATTCTGATTTCTTTAAAAAGTCGTTAGGTAAGAACGCTCTGCCAAAATATATAAGGTTATTGTAAGCGTTTTTTAAAATTTCATCCCTGTCTTTCATTTCAGAAGGACTTGGGGTTATATTAAAATTATCTATCATTAAGCTTCGTAAATATCACTAGCATCAAAACTACCTACCTGTATTAAATTATCTTGTAAATCAAAAATGCTTTCACAAATATCGCATATCCAACCATCTAATTCATTACTAGAGTCTACGTAAGGTAGTTTATTCATAACCATATTACCAATAACCTCACAATCACAGGCAGGGCAATACGATGCTCCATATATTAATTCTTTTACTTCATTTCGAGTTGCAAGTCTGACTGGTAAATATATGCTATGCTTCTTTTCCATTTAATCTTGCTGGCTTTGGTTCTGGGAAAACGCCATTTTTAAAAGCATTTAACTTTTCCTGACTAAACCCTGTAAATTCTTGTATCAATGCTACTGAGTCTACTTTCTTTTCCGTACTTAACATTCCTGAGATTTTCATTAAAGTTTCAATGGCTCTCATTTTATCAGAGTCTTTTGCTTCCTCCGATTCAACAATATCTTTTGTCTTGCCTAATAAATATGATTTAGTGATTCCGGTCTCGTTTAACAGTAATTCAATTTCTTTATCTATCAATTGTCTAACCTTTTTGCTTTTTAATAAAACTTTTGTTTTCTGTTTAGCATAATCTAAACTTTTGGTATTTTCATGAGCCTTCATAAAAGCATCAATAGGTTTCATACCACTCGCTATATACTTTGCAAATATACGTTTAGATGAGGATAAGTTGCCTTCTTTTATTTTCTGATACCAATTCTTCTTACCAAATCTCCATATATCTGATACTGGCTCACCACCAAGGTCTTTTGTCCTCTCGCAATTTACCATCCCCAACAATGTTCTAATAAAATCATCACTTGCGTTCTTTGTTTTTAAAACGCCCCTTTTAATAACTACCGTTACTTGTCCATCATCAGTTTGTATCCATTCGCCCGTATTTGCCTCTCTCCAGTTGTTTTTTATGTTTTGCTTAGGATGATATAGCCTAAACTCTTTTTCGTCCTTATAGAGCTTATATTCAACGCCTTTTATCTTTCTAGAGTAGGGCATTGTTAATTGCGGTGGTTATCTTTTTATTCATAGAGTAATTTAAAGTAATGGTTGGTTAAAATAAAGGTATTAAAGTTTTACACATAGTTATCCACAATACTTAGTATAGTCTTTATAGTATAATATAGTAGTATAGTATCTGTCAATAGTGAGTATAGTAGTATAGTATAATATTAGTATAGTAGTATAGTATAGTAGTAGTATAGTATAATATAGTAATATAGTATAGAATAGTACCCCGACCAAGGAAAACCTAGAAAAATTTAAAAAAATTATATTTGTATGTCTGTTTCTCTTTTATTTGTATGGGGTACTCCCCCTAAGTCCGTTTTGGTTGTAATAGTTGAATTGAAAAAATCAAATCGACTTCAGGCAGGTTGAATAACTCACCGCAGGCTGTCAAATAATGCAGGACAGAGCAACAGCTAGGTAAAAAAGTATGGCTGTAGGTCTTTATATTGCTGTACTTATATTTTAAATGGAACCATATTGACAATGTCACATATATAAAGTAATACATGGAGCGAAAAGCTAGGGACGTATTATCATTATATTTGTTAGTCACTCTCATGACGCAAGGTATCCAATCCTGACTAGATTTATAATGATTGTTTATTTCTAATTAATTAAAGGAACAAAAAAACATGGATATATTAAAAACTCTAAATAATATCAGTTCAGATAGTATAGAAAAGTTAAAAGAGGTTTCGTATTTGGATAAATGCAAAGCCTGTAATAAGACTATTAATACTAACAATGATACTGATGATGATATAACCTTTTCAAACAATCTTAACGCTTGGATACATCGACAATGTTTGTCGGAATTACCAACCTGTGCTGTTTGCAATAGAGCTTCTTTACATCTAGAACATAACATATGTTCAAAATGTATGAATCGAAGCACTATCAGGAGTTACTCACATAAACCTGATGGTAGATTTCATCGAGTTCATCCTAGAAAGAATAGACCGCTTGTATCATTTAACAGTACTAGTAGACATGGTTATCCTATTTTACATTTTGGTGTTGAAATAGAGGTCGATGTTAAACATGACCAAGATAACTATGACAATGATATTATTTTAGAGGGCAATAATTTTGCCTCCCTAACTAGTATTATTGGCTCTGCATTTCCAAGTACTGAACTGTTTTATTGCAAAACAGATAGTTCACTTAGTGATGATGGTATCGAGGTTGTTTCTCACCCCTTTTCTTGGAATTTTTGGAAGACATATGGTCAAACTATTTATGATACATTGTTTTCTACAATTCGGAGTTCAGGTTATTATTCAGCCGAGGGAGCGGAAACAGGAATGCATATTCATATTAGTAAGTCTGCAATTAGAACAAGTCAATTATTAAAGTTGCTTTGGTTCGTTTATGAATCACCTAGCTTTATTAAATTGATTGCTCAAAGGACTTCTGAATATGGACTTGCAGACTATTCTTCTTTAATGGGTTACACACCTGACAGCTTCAAAGACAAGCTCAGTAAAATGACGGCAATAGCTAAACGAAAGTTTTCATCTAATGCTGACCGCTACACCGCTTTAAATATGGAGCCATCTCAGACTGTAGAGTTTAGAATATTCAAAGGAACATTAAACATTATGACATTGTCAAAAGCAATTGAATTTATTCATAGCTTGCTGTCATATTGCTCTGATGCTTCAATATCAGATATTGTAAACAAGGACAATGAAAAAACAAGGGTTGAAAAGTACTTGCAATTCCTATCTGGGAATCAATCAAAGTACATGAACTTATGTTTATTTCTAAATAATGAGATGGGATTATCAACTCAAAAGAAAAATAAATACTTTACA